AAATAGGCCATAGATAGATATATATTCTTTCATTTATGAAATGTCTGATTCCGCCCTCTATCTCATCTTCATGTAGCCATGCAGATCTCATAACTGCTGCTGATGCCCTTGATCCCGCCCAATTTGCAAACCATCGCAAGGGTGGCTTAGAGTTATGCTCTACAACCGAATTATCTAAAAAGTTTCTCATTAGTATCCGCCTCCACATTCATTTCTTGTATGATATAACCGATTGGTTATAAAATCTGCCCTAGTGGGCGCAAAAAGCTCTTTACGACAGGAAGCGCAAAATCCCTGCCATTCTCGTCCGAAAAAGTCATAGTACATCCACTTAGACATTTGTATCCTTTAATTTATTTACTAGTTGACTAAAAGGCCTAGCCAATTCTTTTGGAGCTAAATAGAAGTTATCCTCATGCTTGCGATATCTGTCGTATTTTCGCTCTACCCGCCATGACTTGGAAAATGCGGTGGGAAATACAAACATTCCGCCTGTATTCTGACTAACCATAACATAGGCAATTGGCTTTGGATCTTTGGCCTCATATCCTGAAACTGTATCGATAATCAAATCGTCATATGGAAATGATTCTGGGTTATCGCTAAAGTTTAAATTACGACTCTTGACCTCAATTACCTGATTTCCTACGATAATATCCTTATCATTGAGGGTATATTCTTTTATTTCTTCCTTTGATTGGGCAAATGAGAACTCTGGTACTTCCGCCGAAATTCCTTCTGATTCTAGTCGCATAGCGACGATTTTGTTGAAGGCATGGCCCGATTCCATCGCTGATTTATAATCGAACATGTTCTCTCTTTCGCCGCACTTGCCGCTTCACTTTTGAGCGTATTGAGTAGTATATAATATATATTTGGATAGGTCAATAGTTAAATAGACCACCAGCCACGTATGGTGCCACCTTCGACTGGGCACTTGTAAGCTTTGGGTGCATCTGATTCGTAGTATTCCTTGAATAAACGGCTGTGGAGAGCCCTATCAGGCTCGTGAGTATCTTTCCCACAGTCAGGGCAGATATCTGCGTAAACGTATTCGTAGACGTGTCTACAGGCCGCCACGAGATACCTGGCAGTCCAGACATAGGCAATGATCTGGATTTTCTACTTCTTCTATTCCTAGATTTATTTCTCCAACAAATCTGTATTCTTTATCAAATCCGTAGGCATATTCTGGGGTAGCCATGTCAAGCATTCTTGATTTGCCGCAAGGGCACGGCGGTACTTTATGGATATATCTATCTTCAAGTTCTGTTTCAATTGACATAACTGTATCGCATGTCTTACATCTAAATAGATACTTTCTCATTTCTTCTTTTCCCCTGCGTTTATTATTTCTTTGACTAGGATCTTCATTCCTAGACCATTAAGTTTAGATAAATCTATGTTTTCGATCTCATCCAAAATTCTTTTACGTTCTTGTTTTACCGCCTTTGCACACCCATTACAAGGACATGCCCAATTTTTCTTTGCCTCAACTTTATCTTCTCTTTTGTGAGCTGTTTCTGCCGCCTGCAAATCCATTATAAACCTATTGCCTCTGTATTATCAATAGAATCATCGATAGTCTTATCGTGTTCTTTACTGCAATTACCGCATTCCCTGCACATAATAAGTTCCCCCACCACAGTCACAGACCATTAGCGGGGGAATCCTTTATACCTTTTTTGGTTTTGTTTTTCTTGGACCTACAGTAGTTTCTCTACGAATTCCATGACGGTTACGATCTATTTTCATAGTTCTCTTATCTTGGATTCCAGATCTAAATCTACCTTGACTTGGATTCTTTCTCGTTGCTTCTTGCGAAGTTACAGCTCCTGATGGTTGGCTGTTTGGAGGAGTATCCATTCCTGTTCCATTATTATTCATTAATGAATCTTTCTCTTTGTTCTGGAGTCGCAGTCATGTTTAAAGTAAGACCTGCTTCTCCATCTCTCGTAACATCTAGCATGCCTCCAGGAATCTTTGTCATTCCTGTTTGGCTACCGACGTTTTCGCATCCACATTCAACGCACATATTACTTAGGACCTTGTGCTGTTGCTTGGTTTGATACATCTTTCGCTGGGAAAGCTGCTGCTGGCTGTTGTCCTGTTGGGTTGAGATCAAGATTGTTTGATCCTGACTGCTCACCTGTCTGATTGAAACCAGTTAGATTAATTCCGTCCATTTTATTTCTCCTATAGGTTGTATTTAAGCGGGTCTAGAAAGCCGCTCATTCATCTATTATAGCATTTTCGTCGTCTTCGAAATCAAATATGTCATCTGGCAGGGAGTAGAGCTTTTCTACTACCCCCCAGACCATATCCGCTAATTTCTGTATCATGCTATCCTAGTTTTTGTACATTTCGTGCCAGCAATCATTGCAAATAACTATATATTTAGTTTCGGTGCTAGTAATTCGGGTAGCCTCATTTTCGCAACCCTTCATTTCGCACTTCTCTTTATATTCCATTGCTATGACTTTTTGGCCTTTACACGATTATATCCAGTCTTCTTTTTATTCATAGACCCTGGAACTTTACCGCCTGGACCCTTATGATTCCTGCGTCGGATCTCTAACGATGCCGCTATTTTATCGTGATGTTTTCCCATTTACTTCTTCTTTGGTGTTGACTTCTTGACAGTCTTCTTTGCAGGAGACTTCTTTGCAGGAGCCTTCTTCTTTGCTGCTGGCTTCTTTGCTGCTGCTTTCTTCACGACTTCCACCTTTCTTTCAGATTCTTCCTGAAACAATACATTATATTTAAACTCTTCCTCTTTCGGAAGTAGCCAATTTTTTAATTTATTCCACATTATTTTTTATTTATCTTTCTGATTATATAATCAATTACTTGATGCGGCTTCCATTCGTCTGGAAGTTCAAGATTACTTATTTCCTTTATGACGTCCCGTCGGACTTTTTCCTGTAAGTATTCTTCCACTGTATTATTCTAGCATTTATAAAATAAAGGGGCAAGACCTAAGTCCTGCCCCGATATTAAATTAGATTACTTTACGAGAGCAACCTTAGCAGTTGGGTTCTTTGCATTCCACTTCTTAGCGAGAGAATTGAACGCCTTCTTCATGGCTGCGATAGCAGCAGCATTATCTGCCTTAACTTTTGCAAGTTCTGCAGCAGCAGCAGATTGTGCATCTGCAAGAGCCTTATCAGCAGCAACCTTAGCGGTTACGGCATCGGCCTTGAGTTTAACAATTTCTGCAGCGGCAGTTGCAGCAGCGGCATCAGCGGCAAGCTTAGCAGCAGCGGCATCAGCAGCAGCCTTGGCTACAGCATCAGCGAGAGCTTTATCTGCGGCGGACTTAGCAGCAGCAGCGGCTGTCTTTTCAGCAGCGAGATCTGCTTGAGCCTTTGCAAGTTCAGCAGCAAGATCACGTACTGCAATTTCTGCATATGGAGCGAGAGTACGTGCTGTCAATCCAGCAACGTTAGCAGATTCTCCATCTGTTGCGGTTGTCAACGAAAACTCTACAAGAGAGCGTGTTGAATCTGTTGGTAGAGTTACCTTGAATTCTGCGACTCCAAATGTTGCTAGGGTAGCACCAGTTGTAGCAGTAGTTGTTTCAAGAGTTCCACCTGAACCAAAAACACGACCAGTAACAGACTTTCCAGAGACCTTGTTTCCAAAGATATCTGTAGCAGTTACGGTAATTGTCTGCTTAGTTCCAGCAGCACCGCTTGCAGGGGCAGCAACAGTAAGGGTATTAATCTTTCCTACTTGTCCCTGTACATAATATGTAAGTGTGGTTCCTTGGTTGTTTACAACCACGGTACCAATTGCTGTCGTTTTTGTATATACGAAAAACGTTGCAGTGATTCCTGTACCAGTTGCAATTGTCAAAGATGCAGATCCTGATGATGCATTTACTGGGGCAGTTGATGTGTGAAGCGCTGATACGATTGTGCAGTTTGTGCATGTAGCAGTTACAGCAGTTCCTGTATCAACAGTTGCAACAAACTTTAGAGCGTCTGCAGCATTTACTTCGTTGTCTGAAGGTACTGGCAATAGAGCAGGTGTGGCGCTTGCGGATGCAGTTGTGTTTGCAGTTCCGTTAACGTCCAAAGCAACTGTCATTGGGGCAGCACTTGCAGGTGATGCGACAAGGGTACCCATAGTCATGGCTGCAACCAAGGCTAGAGCGATTTTCTTGAATGACTTCATTCTTTTTATTTCTCCTTATACATTCTGTCTCTTTCTGAGGCAGAAACTTAATTTGTGTACGAATTCCGCCATTGTGACGGAGAGTGATTATTCTCTATTTCTTTTTTCATTTCAATGTCTTCGTACATACGGACAACATGCATACAGGGATCTTGACCTTCGTCAAACTCTGTAAACTCTTGCCCAGACATTGGTAGTCCGTCATGGGTATAACATACAGGAGGTCCGCACCAACCTTTTTCAACCCCGTATGTCATCCATTCACTAAATGTTAAA